GGACTCCTTCCCTTCTAGGGAGCCAGAAATCTTCAAGCATTGCCATGTACTTCTTGTCATCTCGAACCTCTCCAGTAGATGCGTCGTATACAAGTTTGTTACGATATCTCATCATCACGTCACGGAGATATTGCTCTGCCTTTACTTTCGGTAGATTTCCAACATCAATATAGAAAATTCTTCTTTCTGGAGCACGAGATAATCTGTAGATAACCAGACTATCCTCAATCATTCTAAGTTGATTGAGTGCTTTAATTGCCTTATGTAAATATGATAATGTGGTTCCTTTATTTCTATCTACTAATCCTGAAGTACAAAATGTAATTGAATCTTTTGCAAATTTAATACCACCTTGTCCACCAGTTGCCGATGAAGAACTTGCTGTAGGATAAGTTAATTTAGGATTATATAAGAAGTATTCCTCTATTTCAGGAAACTCATAATCTGTAGGATTGCCTGTGTTTACAGTTAATGGACGGACATTATTCTTCTGTTTCTTTTCTTGCCTTACATAACGCATTTTCATTGCGTCAATATATCTTAACTCTTGTATCCCCTCATGAGGATTCTTAATATCAATTACTTTATTATAATACAATCTACCATCAATATACCAATTCCTATAAATTTCATGCGCCTTTCTATTAAAATCTAATAACTCAAGAATAAACTTAAACTCACTTCTTATCGTCTTTTTAATACCATCACTTGCATTTAAATGATCTAAATTAATTTCAATTGGACTATCATTACTATCAGAAACAAGGGCTTCATTTACAATATCTTCGATAGCACTATCCGCTTCAGGATGAAGTGCCATCTCACGATATCTTTTAATTAACGAAACTTCAGTCTTATAAACACCTTCAATATCAACATATTGACCAAAAAAACCACTACTCATGTAGTAGTCTGACTGATCCTCATTATTAGGGGGAACAGGTGAGACTACTCCAGGAGATTGTGGTTCGTTGTCCTCTATCGAGAACCCAAATAACTTAGCCATGATTTATTTAAAAAATGCCCTTTCTTGGACTATTTATCAAAGTTTTCAAGTGCTAGTTTATGTGTTTTCTGTTTCTTGTTGTGCGTTTTTAGCAATAGACTGGAAGAACTGAATCTGGAAAGTAACAGTAAATTCTTCGATTGCATCGGAACTGTCATATGAAAGATCAATTGCTCCAATTTCAGAAGGCCAAATTTCTTCTACCTTATATTCATGAAGAACTCTTTGAGCACTATCATTACCTGCTACGGTAGCAGATCTAGATAACTGTTTAATAGTTCCATTACCCATATAGTTATTAGGGTTAACTTCACCAACACCAGTTGCTAAAGCATTGATCTTTTCAGTCCATGCCTCAAAACCTTTTCTGACTTTAAAGTCTTCATCATTAATAACAGTAACTGACCAAGGTTCAAAGGTTCTGTCTCCAGCAACCTTTAGGATTCTTCCTCTAAAAGGAACCTCTACAGAACCAATACTTTGAGCTGGCATAGATGATGCTTTACACATGAATCTAAACTCACTCTCTATATTAGTATTCCAACCACCTGTTGAACCGTCCCCACCAAAGTTTCCAAGATTAACTTCAAAGAGGTTGGGCCTTGCACCACCCCCTGTTAGTTTAGATCTGAAATCTGTAATCGTTTTAATTGCCATCGTTGTAATCTCCTATTGTTAATTAATTATGGGGTGAATTTAAACTCTTCCTGTTACTTCTTCAAAACTGACTCCAGTTCTGGTAGCAACGAAAGTAAGAGTAACATAATTAATCGACCTTGTGGGCTTCAAGAATATGTCTGCCCTAAATTCATTATTATCAATAACCTCAGGAGTGTTATTGGTTTGGTCGCAAATGACTCGGAAGTCGATGAGTCCTCTCTTCGCTTGAATATCACGAAGATATGGTTCAACTACATTAACGAAATTAGAACGAGTAATTTCATCGTTGAATTCAAATAGTTGAGCATTAGCAACTCCAGTGAGTGCTTGCTCTACAGTAATGAATAAACGACGAACGTTAATTCTATCAAATGCAGATGAATAACTTAATCCCGTCTTATCACCAAAGAGAACTGACCCTGCACCTGGTATGTTAGTTATTGGGTTAATCCTATTTTCATAGAGTTGATCTCTTTGTGCCTTAGTAGGATTGTAGGCAAGTTTAACAGAGTTGTTAATGTTTCCTCTCTGGTTACCTGCAGGTGAGAACCAAGGGAACTGTTCAATGTCAGTTCTAACCATCAAGCCTGCAACGTCTGGGTTAGTTGGAATATAACGGAATTTGTTGTTATATCTATCATATGTCCACTTATAACCACTATCAAATACTGCATAAGATGAAGAAGTAATAGGAGCATAGAATGACAGAACATTATTTGTCTGATCCTTATTACTGGTTACATTAACCACATCATATTTGTGTGGAGAAATAACAGCAACACAATCTTTTCTACCTTCTGCAAGAGAAATTAGTTTATTTGCTTTTGCTTGAGACTCATCTTTAGCACCACAACCTGGACCCATGATTAAGTAATCTATATCTACCTCATCTTCATTTTCAAATAAGTCATATGCTGAAGAGAGATCTCCAAGATTTGCTTTAAACTGTTCTGTAGTAGTACCGTAGTTAGATCCTCCACTAAAGGCATAACCTACACTACCTAATGAACTAAAGGTAACTCCTTGTGCTTCTTGTCCCCAAACACCACCACCAATAGTAGTTGGAACAAATGATAGAGACTTTGTACCTGATGTGGTAGTAAATCCAGTTGCTCTTGGGAAAGTATCATGATAATTGTCTCCAGCTTGAGATGGGTTCCATCCAGTGTAGAGATATTCAGAATTTTGTGCAAGGAAGTCCTTGTAGTAGATATTTGTAGGTGAATTTACTTGAGAAATCGCATCGGATGCCTTTGATAGACCAATATTTTTCTCAAGAATGGTTCCTTCATTACCTGATATAGATCCATCGTCATCTACGACAACTATGTGGAATGCATCGTTCTTACCATTTCTATTTTCTGTATAACCAGTTGTTTGTGGTTTAGATGCAATTGTGTTCCAGTAAACAGTTGCGTTAGTTAAATCAAGAGTTTGATTATCATACCAGTCAGTAACTGTACCAGCAGTGTTAACACTTGCTACCTTATAATCACCACCTTTGTTGGTTCCTGCAGCACTTACACAGTAAACAATTGAACCAGGTGTAATCGATGCCTGATCATCAAACTGTGCATAGTTAATATATGTTTCTGTTCCTATTATATTACCTGTCTGCTCAACCTTAGAAACTATCTTAACATCAATTGAACTAGCCGCATTAGTAGAATCTGTTGAAACACCTGTAATAATTCCTTTAACATATCCGTTAGTGGTGGCAGTTGTTCCTAGACCAACAGTAGTACCACTATAAGCAACGGTAACACCGCAACCTATCACAAATCCAGCAGTTTCTAAATTTGTAGTAGTTAGACCAACTGTTTGATCTGCCAGATCATCAATGTAACAAACCTTCAATCCGTTTGCCCATGTACCTGGTGTTTTAGCACCATAAGTCCATCCACTTGTTATATCTGTATAATTTTGATCATAGTCATCAAAATTTTTAATTTTTAATGTATCTGTCCAACCGATAGCAACGTTGGATAATGGAGCACCAGCATTAGCATTCTTTAGATTCGCACCATCACACCTAACAACTTTAAGTTGTCCCCCATATGTCAAGAATGAGGCTCCACTCATCCAATACTCATACTGACTGTCAGTAGATAAGGGTTTACCAAATGATGCTGTTAGATCAGCTTCATTAGTAACGGTGATTATCTCTTCTACAGGACCAATTTTGAATGGACCTGCGATACCACCACTGTTAGCTACTACATTATCAACTCTTCCTACTGTTAGGTCAACCTCTCTGGTAATTACACCAGGAGATATTTGCTGAGTCGCCATGCTTTTTTACTCCGAATTTCTCAGTTTATCTTGAAATTATTTATTGATTATAACATTTTCATTGGGGAAACATGTCGTGAACATTACCAATCAGGATAATTCCACTCAGCAAAAGGGAGTCCTTTTTTTCTATTTCTTACAATTCTTTTAACAGTGCATACTTTACATTCATAAGAATAAGAAGAAGCTACTGGACCTCTATCTTTATGGGTTCTATAAAAACCCTCAATTAAATTTTTTTCTTCACCACAAATTCTACATTTTCTATCTGATAGTAAAAGATGTCCTAATTTAATTTGTTTATCTAATTCCATTATAATACTTGAACAACTCCTACCACGTCTGGTATCTCCATCATTAGTTTCTTTTCTATACCTTGTTTCAAAGTCATTGTACTCATAGCACATGTCTCACATGCACCACCCAACTTTACTTTAACATATCCTGTTTCATATTCGATTTCGTAAAGTTGAAGGTATCCACCATCTGCTTCAATATAAGGAATAAGTTCCTCTAATACTTTGAGTACATTTTCTTCAGTTAATTCCATTAGTCCTCTGTTGAAGTGTTAAAAATAATTAACCAGGCAATTGATAAAGTAATTATAAAAAATACTCTAATCGAACTTGGTGAGGTATCAATCATTAGGACAAATACTCCCACATATAGGATGATTCTCCATACTCAGAAGCATTTGAATACCACCTGTCACCATCTTCAATAAAACTATCATCTTCCATTCCATCATCCATAAATCCAAAAGGAGCCATATCTTGCTCTATTTGATTTTTTTGTTCTTCATATAATCTTTTTCTTACATCCTGATCAGTAAGTTCTTTGAAGTAATCACACTGAACCAACCATGCATATATTACCAAACACATTGCAAGGTCATCATTACATCCTTCCTCTGCTTCAAATGAATTGCTCTTATGAATAAACGTGGTAAGTTCACTCATAATTTCATAATCAGTAAAGAGAAGTTTATTTTCCTCTATTAATGTTTTTAAGTTAAGAGCACCTACTTTCTTAACTGTCTTGGACATCTTAACTCCAAGTTGAGTCTTCTTACCAGAGAACCCTTGGCCTACAACTTGACCTGCTCTACCTCTCATAGAACATTGAAGTAAATTTGGATATTCAAGATCATAATTTAATATAGATGCTACCTGATCACCAATATCATTTACTTCACATAATATAAATGCATCATTATAACTCTTTGCTACTTCCTCAATAACACTAGGAAATAGCATAGGTTTAATTTCATTATTTCTATACTTCGCAACTACTGCATGAGGAAACTCTGTAATATCAATAACTATAAACGCCGAGAAATCTTTTCCTACTCCTCTTGCCACATCTACGGTAATTGCATAATCATGACCTTTTATAGGGTCAACATAAACATCTAATCCTGCACTTGTTTTTTCTGGGGTCTGATATACTAATGCTCTTAATTTGCTTGGAGCAATAAGAGTATCAACAGATCCTAGAAACTCACACTCAAACTCAATCTTAAACTGTTGTTCAGAAGTATTAGCAATGGTTTGTTCTTTCCAAACATCATCTCTACCAGGAACCTCTGACCAATGAACATCTGTTGGAACATATTCATTCTTTCCTCTTTCTGCATCATGCCAATATCTATAGAAATGATTCATCCCGTGAGGGGTTGAAACCATGATTACTTTTGTGCTTTTACCAGAAGTAATAGTAGGGTAAACACTAGCAAAGAAAGACTCAGCGATGTGATTGGGAACAAAAGCAAATTCATCCAAGAATAGGATATTGAAAGACATACCCCTAACAGCACTAGCAGAAGTAGACGCAGCCAAGATTTTACTACCATTTTCTAACTCCAGTGAACCTTTATTCCATGATATGATTCCTTGCTGCATCCATTTGGGCAAGTTTTCATAAGCAGTCTGCAACCTACCAAGCAAGTCTCTGGCAGTAGCTGCCTTGTTAGCAAGAATACCAATATTTACGTTATCATTAAACACTGCATAATGTAAAAGATACGATACCGACGTTGTAGACTTACCAGTCTGTCGAGGCATCTTACATATATTAAATCTATTCTCGTGGAAATTATTAATTAATCTTTCTTGAAAATCATAAGGTTGAAAAGGAACGAGACCCTCATCCAAACTAACAATCTTTACATGTTGCTTTGCAAAATATACAGGATCTTGCTTACATGCCATAAACTCAAGAATTTGTTCTTGAGTAAACTCTTGTGCAACATTTGCCTTTTTTAAGAGGGGATTGCCTAAATAAATGTCTTCCATAATAACCTCCTACATCATTTCGTATTTGCCAAATCTTTTATCATGTTCAATTGTTTTTCTTTGTAGTTCTAATATTTTTTCTAAATTTTCTACTTTCTTTTCTAATTCTTTAGTTTTACGATCCTCCGATTTGGAGGAGAGGTTCTCCTTGTCCATTTTTAGAAACTTGGTAAGACCAGAGCTTAGCACCAGGATACACTTTTCTCACTTGATCCAGCACTTCTCTGCGTGAAGGTTTTTTGACAGAAGGGAAAAACATTTTTATCATGTAACCTTTTCCTCTCCATCCAACATAAACATCGATTATATTTCCTATTTTTGATGGAAGACGAGTGGATTCGCTTACTCCTCCGTTTCCACCACCA